CGATCCTGGTCTCCAACAAGCTGGACCTGTTCAGCTTCACCGACGTGACTGCCGGTCTCGTCAACCAGGTGGCGTGGAACCTGATCGACTCCGTCGACCTGATCGTTCAGAACACCCTGGCCGCAGGCACTCAGACCCTGCGGCGCTCCGGCGCGAATGGCAGCCTGGGCTACGGCTTCGGCACCACGCCGACCAACCCGGTTCTGCTTAACCAGATTGGTGGCGCGGCGGACGTCAACATCACCAACTCCGTCATCAACTCTGACATGGCCCGCTTCGCTCCGGTTCAGCTCCGGACGAACAAGGTGCACCCGAACAAGGGATCGCTCTACACCGCCTACATCCACCCGCAGGTCTCCTACGACCTCCGGCGTGAGACCGGTGGCGCTGCCTGGCGCCCCCCGCACGAGTACTCTGCGGCCGACAACATCTGGGCCGGTGAGATCGGCTCGTACGAGGGCGCTGCGTACATCGAGACTCCTCGCGTCCAGAACGTGCAGTCCGGAGCCGCGTACTCCGGGCCCTCCGCTCCGGCCGGTCCGTCGCGCGTGTTCAACACGTACTACACCGGTCAGCAGGCTCTTGCCGAGGCCGTGGCCGAGGAGTTCCGGACCATCCGTGGTCCGGTGGTCGACAAGCTGACCCGCTTCCAGCCGCTCGGCTGGTACGGCGTTGCCGGTTGGTCCCTGTACCGCCCGGAATCGCTGATCGTGGCACAGACGACCAGCTCGGCCCGCCCCACCGCGTAGCTCAACGGGGCCCGCTTAACGGCGGGCCCCTTCAACCTGGAGGTTCGATGTCTGCTCTCAACTCTAACGGTCTGACTATCCGCCTCGTGGCGGGTACGACTGATACCATCCTGGCCACGGACGACGTGGTCGTCTACACCGGCACTGCCGCGAAGGCTGTGGCCCTCCCGGCTGCGACTGTCCAAAAGGGCAAGGTCTACCGGTTCAGCAACCAGAACACTGGCGCTGTCACCATCACCCCGGCTTCCGGCACGATCGACGGCGCTGCCACGCAGACCGTTGCGGCTGGCGCTGCCGGTGCGCCGATTGTCCGGGGCCTGATCTCCGACGGCACCAACTGGTTCACGTTCTAACAGGAAGGATGGAGCCTCATGGCTACGTGGAAATACACAACCCGCACGGTAGAAGAGGCTCCATTCGCCTGGAACGACCTCATGGTCCGGTACCGGATGCCTCGCGGCATCTCGGTGCAGGAGGTTGCGCCCTGCCAGTTCGAAGAGATCCGGTACTACGCGTATACCGATGAACTGGGAGCCACCAACCTCCCGCAGAACCCGAACCAGAACACAGGCTTCTGGCCCGCCCCCTCGGCGGGCCTCAAGTTCTTCAGGGGCGGATACGAGCATGAGGTGGACGACGCCACCAAGGCATGCCTCATAGCCTCTGGAGTGGCTGACGAATCCAACTTCACACTTACCACCGGCTTTGGTGCCGGTGGCTTCGGGGAAGGACCCTTTGGAGGATGACTTACACACCGATCCCCAAGGGGACTGAGAACTGGGATGTCCCGGTCAACGCCGCATTCGAAAGCCAGGACACCAGGCTTTCCGTGGCGGAGGATGATCTCGTCACGCAGGCTGCGGCCATTGCGTCCAACTCCAACGGCCTGGCTGCCACGAATGCAGGACTGCCGGACACTCCGCAGTCCCGGGGCTTCATCAACTGGAGCCTGCGGCCGGAGAACTGCGGCGCTGGCACGGCTCCCGGGCCGGGCTTCATCAGCATGATCAGAATCCAGGTCGCACAGGCTGCGACCATCAACAACATCTGGACCTGCCAGACGGCCGTAGGCGCCACCCTGACGGCCGGACAGAACTCCATGGGTATCTATGATGCCAATGGCAATCTGCTGGGCACCACGGCCGATCTGACGACTCGGTGGACCACCGACCTGGACCTTCAGTCGTACGCCCTGACGTCCCCCATTTCCGTTGGCCCCGGCAACTACTACGTCGCCATCAACTCCAACGGCACCACGAGGCCGACGTTCATGCGGGGACTCAGCCAGTCGGCCACTCCGAACTTCCTGAGCGCTGGCCTGACGAACGCAACCCAGGCATGGGGCGTGTTCACTGGTGGGGCTACGTCTCTCCCCGCCACGCTCAACTTCGCAACCCGGACATCCCTCAGCGCCGCCTATTGGGCGGCTCTCTCCTAGGAGTTCAAATGACCCTTGTTCCTCGGACGATCTACCGGGTTGACAATGACGGCAGCCGCTGGGCCGAAGTCAACACCGAGGCGGAGGCAGAAGCCGTAGTGCTTGCTGCATGCGAAACAGATCCCTGGATGGTGGAATACTTCACCGTCTACCCCATGACCCGCTACACGCTGGAGGACTGACATGGCTGCTAAGCCCAACAAGAAGGCCCCGCTCGGACAGGGCGGCCGGTTTGCCGCTGTTGCCAAGGCTGCCGGTGGTGGCGCCAAGGGGAAGGCTATCGCTGCGGCTGTCGGCCGCAAGAAGTACGGCCAGAAGCGCATGACGGCTATGGCCGTCAAGGGCCGCAAGCAGGCTGGGAGGGGCAAGTAATGGCACACGAGAACTACGACCCTGCCAAGGAGCCGTGCAGCCCGCTGTTCCACCCGGACTACTGCTGCTGCCTGATCTGCGGGCCTGGCGGTAACAGCACGCTCACCGAGAACAACGAGAAGGGGATTCTGGAGACAGCCCTCTTCAGGACCATCGCCATGCACCGTCAGGCCGAGCTTGGCTCGGACCATGACAGCTACAAGCAGGGCATCTACACCACGAACAGCGTAGGGGACAACGACTAATGGCAGTGCAGAAGAAGGAAGCGGCTCCCGCAAAGGAGCCGCTGCTCAAGATTGGCGACCTGGTTCACATGGTTGCCGGTGGCCGCACCCTCCAGAACTATGAGGTTCTGGACATGGACGACACCTACCTCAAGCTTCGGGCCAACGTGCAGATCGCTCCGCAGACCGAAGTCGTCCTGGTCCCTCACGCCAAGGTCGAGATGCTGGGGCTCCCCAATGCCCGATGAGAAGCGCTGCCCCAACTGCCATCAGCCGGTTGACAAGTGCAGGATGTGTGGCTGATGGCAGGCAAGTTCAAGAAGGGGCTGCGCTGTAGCGCAGCCTGTCTGACCAAGGACCACCGGACGTTCGGGGAATGCATGCGGGCCAAGAGCCTCAAGCTCTCCCCCCGGATCAACGACAGCTACGGCTCCAAGCAGAAGGCTTGGGACAAGGAGCTGGACAACTACGAGTCTGCCGTGTCTCAGGGCGTATACCCCGAGGGCACTACACAGGCGAAGATCGACAAGGCCATGAAGGAGGCCGAGAATGCCTGAGATGGTAGTCGGTGCAGTCCTTCTGGAGGCACCCATGGCTTACGAAAAGGTGGTTGCTGTCGTCAACCCCGACGGTTCGCCACTCAACATTCCCTCTCCGCCCCCGGCTTCCAGCCTCATGACGGGTACGGCACCGAACGTGCCGGACTCGGTGGCTGCTGACGTTGCGACCCTGGTGGCGGACTTCAACGGACTGCTTGCGGCCCTGGCTGCTCGTGGCGTTATCACCAACACCTAGGAGGTGTCATGGCGGAGAATGAAGTAAGGATCGTCAACGGCACGACGATATCCACCCCCGTATACAGCAGCTCCGTCATGAACCCGAACTTCAAGGGTATCTATCTGCACAGCCTTGCGGCTGTCCCGGGCACTGCTGCGTTGCAGAACTTCATCACCCTGTTCAACCCCGTCGGCTCCGGCAAGATGCTGTCTCTGGCGACTGTGGCCCTGAGCTACACCAACACCGCAACCGCCTCATCCATTCAGCCCGTCCGTGGGTGGAGAATCAGTGCCGCCCCTACGGGCGGTACGTTGGTACCGGCAACCAGTCTGGTCAAGTTCCAGACTTCGCAGCCCACGCCTACGGGCGTGGTCCGGATCGACAACCCCACGGCCGTACTGGACGCCCCCATCTTCAACTCGCCCCCGCCGCTGGACAACAAGTCTTCCGAGGTTCACACGGTCGATGTGCCTCCGGGTACCGGCCTGTTCTCATTCGCTCCTGGTGAAGGCATCGCCATCAGCAAGGCATCTGGCGACACTACGGTTGCATGGAACATCACACTGGTATGGATTGAGATCTAAGGAGAGGCAATGGCTGCGACATTCGACACAGTTATCCAGCGGGTGAAGCAGCAACTGCTTGGCTACACCCGAGTCCAGGAGTCCATCTCCTACCTGACCCAGCCGATGACGTCTACGGACGTCTTCTTCCAGGTGGACCCCGAGACCGCAAGCTCCCTGTCCCGTGGGGTGGTGGAGATCAACGACGAGATGCTGATCGTCAAGAAGGTCGACAGGTCCACCGGACTCATCACCGTAATGGCCAACCAGAATGGCCGAGGGGCGGAGGGGACTGACGCGGCTGCGCACACCGTTGACGACGTGGTCATCTCCGATCCGAGGTATCCCCGCAAGCGTATCCGTGAGGCCATCAACGACACCATCCAGACCGTCTACCCGGACGTCTGGACCTTCGGCGAGTTTGAGTTCCCGTACGTCGCTGCGCGCTACGAGTACCCGCTCCCCGTCGAGTGCGAGGATGTCTACAGGGTGACCTGGAACACCATCGGCCCGTCCGCTATCTGGCGTCCGGCCCGCACCTACAGGTACAACCCCCAGGCTTCGACGACTCCGGGCCAGGTCAAGCCGACCCCGACACCCACAGGCAAAACCATTCAGATCCTGGACGGCGGCATTGTCCCCGGAAGGAACATCCGGGTGACGTACAGGAAGAAGCCCAACATCCTGGTCAACGGCTCCGACGACTTCGAGCTGACCACCGGACTGCCCGACCGCATGGTCGACATGATCACCTACGGAGCATGCTGGCGCATGCTTCCTGCGTGGGAGTCCGGACGCCTTCAGCAGCAGGCTATCGAAGCCACTGAGCGAGCGCCCCTGGTGCCCACTGGAGCGGCCTCCGATGCCTCCAAGTACTTCCTTGGCCTGTATCAGCGGCGACTCGACGAGGAGCGCGACAGGCTGTTCCAGCTCTACGAAAACTACCAGACCTTCAGCAGCTAGGAGTCCTCATGGTCGTCCGTTTCTACAGCTCGGTGGCGCCTGAGACTACCCTCTCGGCTGGCATCACCAACTCCACCACGACCATTCAGGTCGGTTCGGTCACTGGGTTTCCGGCGAACACGCCGTTCACCCTGGCGCTGGACTATGAAGGAGCCACGGAAGAGCTGGTCCAGGTCGAGAGTGTGGCACTGACCACGCTCCAGGTTGTCCGTGGAGTCGACGGCACCAGCGCATCCAGCCACAATGCCGGTGCCCGAGTGCGTCACGTCTCCTCCGCCCGGGACTTCGCAGACTCCAGGAACCACGAGAACTCTGCCAATGGAGTCCACGGCCTCGCCCCGGGCGAGGACCTTGTTGGCACGGACAAGGTGCAGACCCTCACCAACAAGACTCTCGTCAATGCGACTGGTTCGCTTGAGGATGTGACAGTGAACAACACCGGCACCAACTCCCTGTTCATCGTCGGCGACGGAACTGCTGGTCTCCTGGACTTTGCGTTCAACGTCAGGCAGAGCCCTTCGCTCCCGCCCACGTTCAGGGTCAACTATGCCGGTGCGTGCGCTGTCATCAACCCCGTGTCCTACGATGCCAGCAACAGCTTCTACAGGTTCCGGGCAACCAAGTTCACTGGCCAGGACATCTTCGCTGTCCTGTCCGGCGGATCGGTGAACACCACGCTGTCCAACGGGGCCAATGGCTTCAGCGTTCTGGCCAGCCCGGACGACGTCAGGCGACGGGCGCTTGAGGTTCTGTCCAACACTGCCAGCCTCCGGGCCGCCGTCCACACGGACGGCTCGATCGACCTGAACACTTCCAGCCCCACCAGCATCCCGTTGGATGTAGTGCTGTCCGCTGGCCACACAGCGAACGCCATCCGCGTTCGCAACTCGGCTCTCGTGTCGAT